AACACCTGTTAAAGATGTATATGAATATGCAGAGGAGGTAAAAGATAAGCCTATATTTGTCGGTGCAGGCGAAGAAGATATGGATAGATATTCTTATTTTGAGAAAAAGAGAGACGTATTTCCAAATGTTAATTTAGTTGCTATACCGCCTCAGTTTGGACGCATTAGCGGTACCGATACAAGAAAAAAGATCCAAGATAATGATCTCGAATCTTTAAACTTTATACCAGACCAAGTGCACTGGACTGATAAAGAAGTCATCTATAAAGATATTCTTGGCCTTACTGTTTCATAATTCGTTTATAAACTTTATTAAGTAAGAATACACCAGCTACTGCTGGAATAATCCACACCAAAGCATTTACTTTATGTTCCGGATGCTCGCACAAACCACTAGCACATTCCTGTATTTGATGGCTCTGCGCCATTAAGCTATTCATTTTTTCTGTATAGTTCATTATTTTAAATCTCTTACAAAGTCATAAAATTCTTGTCGTGTTAAGTCTTCTTTATCCAGAAATGCTCCTGACATACGAGCCGTCTTCATAACGCTATCATGCTTTACACCTCGAAGACCGGCACAAGTATGGTTAGCTTCTACATAAACTGCTACCCCTTTATTACCTTCGCAAACCTCATTCATATATTTGTGAATTTGCATAGTTAGGTTTTCTTGTACTTGAGGTCTACGAGAAAACCATTCAACAATTCTATTAATCTTGCTGAGGCCAATAACCTGTCCTTCCTTACCAGGAATATATGATACATGTGCCTTACCGATAAAAGGTAAATGGTGATGTGAACAGAAAGAATTAACTTTAATATTACCTTGGAATACCAAACCATCATATTGATCAACATTATCAAAAGTTGTAATATTTGGAGGCGAGTTAAAGCATCCTTCAGCCAAGTCATTAACAAATGCTTTAGCAACTCTCCGTGGTGTATCGGCACTATTAGGATCACTCTGCCAGTCAAATCCAAGTGCAGTCATATAATTACCGTAATGTTTAGCTGCTTCTTCAATAATAGCCTCTTTTTCCTCTTCTGTGCGAGGTTTGTTGTGATTTGCATAAGATAGTTTATAATCAACGTCGCTCATATGTATAAATAATAATATAACCCGAACTGATATCAAGTAAAAAAATGTTAAATTTTGATTATAGTATTAATAATTTGATGCACCAAATACATACTCAACCGGCGGTGCCTCGTGTTATAATGATTCAAAAAATTGAATCTAAATTTGATGAATTTAAAAAATTTGCCGCTCAAGATCTAATGAAAGAAGATGATCTAAGTGAAAACTCTCCAGAAGTTCAACAGATTTTAAACGCATCAAATATGGAGTCTCTTAAAATGTTCTTGCTCCAAAATGGGTATTGTACAAACGGAATATCCAAACTACAACAACGTTTCATTCTAGACGTATTTGATAGTTGATCTTATTCTTTGCGCATATATAATTTTGTATATGTCTTTTGAGAGTACTAAAGTTATTGATCTAGGTAGCTGCGCATTCAGACAGCCACGAGCCGATAGTCATTGCAAATTTCTTCACGGTTACAGACTTAAAGCTAAGTTTTGGTTTACATCTGATACACTAGATGAGAATCATTGGGTAGTTGATTTTGGCGGTCTTAAAGGTCTTAAGAAAGTTTTAGAGCAACAGTTTGATCATACAACATGTATTGCATTTGATGACCCTAAAAGAGAAGTTTTTGAGACATTACATGAAGAAGGTATTGTTGATTTACGTATAATGCCTCGAGGTACTGGTATTGAACGCATTGCAGAATGGTGTTATGAAGCTGCTAATAATCATGTTATTAAACTTACTGAAGGTAGATGTGTATGTAGTAAGGTTGAAGTATGGGAACATGAAAATAATAGTGCAATTTGTACAGGTGTAGTAGATCCTATTAAGGAAGATAGTGAACAGCTCTTATTAGAAGATGCAATTAAAGAACAACCACCTGTTGAAGAAAAGAGTACATGGGATTTAGGTACAAGATGGATATAAAAGAAAAGACATCAACATTAAATTTATCTGAACATTTTTATTCTGTTCAGTGTGAAGGAGCTTCAACTGGCTACCCTGCTTATTTTATTAGACTTAAAGGTTGTAATCTTATGTGCGGTGGTAAGGATGGTAGCTTAATGAAAGAAGGTAAAGCTACTTGGTGGTGCGATTCTGAAGCTGTATGGCGTCAAGGCGAGAAAACAGATCTGCAAGTGCTTATCGACGATTGGTTGAAAGAGGGTATACTCAATTGGGTATTAAGCGGTAGAATTCATTTAATTTGGACTGGCGGTGAACCTACGTTGAAGAAGCATCAGAAAGATATTGTCAATTGTATTAACGATTTGCGGCTCCGATTCGGACCTGATCGCGACGTTAAATTGTATAATGAGATTGAGACTAATGGTACTCAGTTTATTGAAGATGAGTTGTTTGAAGAGCTAGATCAAGTTAATTGCAGCGTTAAGTTGGCTAACTCAGGTATGAGTAAAGAAAAACGTATCGTACCTGAAGCTTTAGAACGTATTATATCTCATAAAGGTCATTGGTTTAAGTTTGTTGTAAGTAAGGAAGAAGATTTAGAGGAAATTGAGAATGACTTTATTAAACCGTTTAATATTGACCCTAAGCGTGTATTAATGATGCCTGGTCTTGATCATCAAGATAATTTTCATGAGAGAACTAAGTTTATTCTTGAGTTAGCTGGCAAGCATGGCTATATTGGTTTAACAAGATTACATATTTCTGCGTGGAATCAGACAACAGGAGTATAAATATTAGTATCTATGGCATACGTAAATCCAAATGACTGTAAGTCGTTCAATCAGCCTGCTAATACTGCGTACCTGCCTCTATCCTCGCAGATCTGCAGCGAAGTTTTTATCATTAATAAAACAGGACAAGATCTCAAGATTGTAGATGATCCAAACGGGCCTGCTTCTGCAGACCGCGTTGGAGCAATGAATGTTTTGTTAATTGGTGACGATGAATCGGTTACTATTCGTGGTATTACCAACGCAAACCAAGTATCAGCTGCAACTACATCTGGTAATGGTACAATTTACTACAGAACACAGTTCTTTTCTATTAATCCGTCCAGGTAATGCCGGAACATCCAAAACATCCTAGTTTTGGGAATGGAGTAAAGCAATCTCCTGTAGGTTCCAAGGGTGGTGTTTCATATAGATCTATAACAGTTAATCTTA